ATGCAATGCCGGCGCCCGCTAATATGTTAGTAAGTATTTTTACTGCGCTTGATTGGTCGCTGACCGTTAATCCTTCAATACTGCCACTGTCGTGGTAATTTTGCAGCATATTAATAATTTGTTTAGCGTCATATTTGGTAGCCAATTTAATTTTCATTATGGGCCTCCCCCTTGCTCCATTTGACTGTTTTGCACATCTTGGTTGGTACTAGCACTTGCAGTGCTTTGTGTGCTTGCGCCTGCTTTAGGTTTAACACCAAAGTCAAACAATTGATCGGATAAACTGTATACATTATCCATACTGGTATCGGTTGGATAAAATACTTTCCAACTTTCTCCATTTGTTTTTCTACCTGCCACTCTATTCTGTAATACGCTACGATAACTGCTAGCGTTTAATGTAATGGTAAAGTTGTCAACTAAATCGTGTCTATCTTCTGTAATGTTATAACTGGTAACGATCCCTGTAAATCTATGCGCTGTGCTAGTCATAACATAATTGCTATCGTAGAAGCCGCGGATAACTTCAATCTTACTGCCTCTAATCTTGGTGCCTAATACGATTGCCATATTATCACTGCCATCACTTGGGATACCACTCAAACTAATTGATGTATCTGCTGATGTAACACGAATGTCTCTCTGCTGAATGCCTACGGCAAGCAATCCTCCCAATGGACTGTATTGCTGTCCATCTATAGTTTCATAACCATATGCACTTGAGAATGTGTATATTGTTGTATCACCCGTGTTTGCTACATCGTTGTAAATGGTTAGTTTAACGAACTCAGCACTATTAATGCTTGCTTTATTATTTGCTACTGCTGGTATATTGTCCATATGCTTAGGCTGTTGCCACCCACTCATATAAGTAAAAATTATCTGACCATTCCAAGTATGCGTTATTGATTGTTATGCCATTGGATAATTTCCATCCACCTGGTATCAATTTGTATACTGGCATATTGGGTGAAAAGACATTAAAGATACAATCATTACCCACTGTGACGCCATACCCATATACTGAACTAGAAATGATATTGGGTCTTGAAGTTGTTACAGTTATTGTTCCACCAGTGCCGCGTGTTATGTCTTGTTGACTTGTGAATGGATAGGGAAAAGTATCAATTTCTATTAGATCGTTCTTTTTAAATATAACAGTTGATGCTGCTACTGCGGGTAAGCCACCTAATTCTAGTTGATTGCCTGTATAATCAACCACTGTTAAAGCGTTAAGTTGTCCAGTTGATAACTGGCCTTGATAGCGAAATATCCAACTAAGTTTACTGTTATTACTAAATGTTATTTCTTGTGGATTGAAAGTATCTAGTGTATCGATTTCTTCCATCAATGCGCGGGCATCGTTATAACGAAAACTATTTGGCATCTCCACAGTAATTTTCCACGGATTCTTGGTTGGAGTTTGACTTACGCGGGCAATTTCATTGCGAGTAAATTGTGTACCAACCACATTACGCCTATTAAATTTAATTGTATTACAATTGTCTATGATGGTTTGTAGTCCGCTCATTTATTTCACCTTATCTATTGCCGTATGGTAATTCTTTTTGTGCTAATTGCACTGTACCTAATAACATTTTTCTATTTTCAGCGAATAACTGTGCTACGCTCTTGCTATCAATTGCCGATATATTGTTGGTGATGTATGTTTTATTAACTACTCCGCCACCACCTGCACTAGCACCATTTGGTATGATAGTGCCTGCTGATCTAGGTATGAATAGTTCAGGACCTTTCTCACCCACGATGCTGGGCTTATTGACTGGAGGATCTCCGCCATTAGCAAATCCAAACAATGAACCCAATGATGATAAGAAGCCGCCGGCACCAAACGCACCAGTCATTAACTTAGTGGCTTGTGCTTTAAGTTCAATCTTAAGCAAATCTTTAATTACACTGCTAGCAAAGTCACTGAATTTAAATTTACCTGTCTCAACAAAATTATCTATCGCGCTGTCCATATTGCTAAACACGCTATCCAACTGCTTGACTGCCAATACAGTTGGATCTATTGATCGTTGCAATTCTTCCATTCGTTTTCCAATTGCCCCCGCAACATCATCGCGTGAACTAGTGCGTTGAGCAGCAATTAGTTTGTTCTCACCTGTTAATCTAGCAGTTGCGTATAAATTTGCCTGTTCAGTGAGTAGATCAAGTTTTTTACTTTCTTCTGCATATTGTTCTGCTGTCAGTGTTGTTTTCTTGTTTATTAAATCTAAACGCTGTTTGTCAATTTCTAGTAATCGTGCTTGCAGTTCTTGCTGGACTTGAAGTTGTATATTGGCTGTTTCTAAAGCGTCGCCATATAATCCAACAATTGACAATTGGCTATTAAGATTTTTAAGAGCCGCTTGATTATCCATAGCGACTTTTGTAATTTCAAGCGTGTTGTTTAATTTTACTTGTTCAAGTCTTTGCTTTTGGATATTTGCAATTGCAATTTCAGATTGTTGGGTTTCTGCTTGCGCGACTATATTAACTGCTTGACGTTGCTGTTCAATAATACCTAATAGCGTACGCTTGCTTTCTTTAGTTCTTTCAGTGTCATTGACTATTTCTTGTTCTTTGTTTGCTAAATCTGCAAGAGCATCTTTTTGATGCTGTAAGATAGTAACTTTATTCTTTTCCAGTTCTACCGCATTCTCTGACATTCCCATATAACGGAATTCATCTTGTAATTGACTAACACGGATGAGTGCCTGATCGCGATAGGCTTTAGTGATATCCTGAATAGATTTTTGAAGTTTAAGATTAGTGTTTGTTATATCTGTGGTGGCGGGTGCGTCTGTTCTACGCGGATCGTTTTCCATTGTAGGCCTGCCCCGTTGAACGTCTGGCAGTGCTGGCACGCTAGGTGTCATTCCAGTCAACTTTTTAAAGCCTTCCCATATGCCTCCCAATTGGTCGCCTAGCCACTTAAGTGGGCTACCCATACCTAATATCTTATCTACGAATAAATCAAGTGCTTCTACTACTGTATATATGATACCGGCAATACCAAGAAAGCGTAATCCCACTCGCAATACTCCGGCCATCAGCGCCATTAATGAGAAGAATGCTTGCTGAAGTCTAGTTATGATAGTTACTGTTCCACCAACTGCAAGAACACCTGCCGTTATTTTACCAGTCATTGTAATAAGTGCAGTTCCGCTTCTTACAATTCCACCAAACGCTTTACCAATTGCGGCAAGTCCTCCACCTGCAGTGGCTAGCAATGATGCCTGCAGTGCGTTCATTGCAAATGTTATTGCTGGTAGTACCTTTGAGAATATCAACCAAGACGCCAATGCTACTCCAAGTATCTTGGTTAAAGTAGCAAGCGATTCAGCGATTTGTTTAGTATTAGCAGTTAGTTCTACAAACATCTGTACTAGACCGCCGGTTTCTTTAGTCATCTCATTTGCAAATTCAACGCCAATTTTATGTAAATTATCGTATAAGTCACCTTGCGCTTTAATAAAAGGCGCAAGTTCTTCCATTAACTGTTTGTTCTTGGCTACTTCTGCATTTACTTTTTCAAAGTTTAATGTATTGTTAGCCTTACCTAACAATTCCATAGACAGTGCAGTTTTATCAGTGCTATCACCCAATTGTGCCATACCCGCGCGGGTTTGAGTCATAATCTCACTAAGATTATTTCTCTTAAGCATTTCTTGGGTGATGCCTAACTCTTCCATCTTGGCTCTTAGGCCCTCATTGCCTTGTCTTGCCTCAGCAACTGCTTTGCTAAGACGCACATACGCCATTGTTGCGCCGTCAGCATCTCCACCACTTGCTGCAAATGCATCTTGTAGGTTTTTAATTTCCCCAATGCCCACACCAATTGCGTCTGATAGATCGGATACCCCGTCTGCTGCTTTAATACTAGCAGCCCCAAATGCTAATATAGCACCAACCCCTAGTATACCATTAAGTTTAGAGAAGGCGCCGTTGATGGCACCCACATCTGCACCCATCTTGGCCATTGATTTACCAAGGGCCTGGACTGATTTATTAGTTTTCTCTAGTTGTTGACTGGCATTGCCAGTTACGTTTAGTGCTATATTTGCGGTGGCCATATTATTTCCCTGCCATTATATCTGTAAATCGCGCTTGAATGAATTCTTCTGTAGGAGTAATCATTCCTGCAGGAGATTGATTGCTTAAGCCTTCATCCAAACGCTGAGCGTATTTGTAATCAGCCTGTATTGTTTTACCAACCAGTTTTGTATTCCTGCGCGCATTGCCAGAGCGAATAGGTGTATTGGCAACAAATACTCGTGCTGCTTGAGCAGGTAGTTTATCTAACTTATCCTGCATAGTTTGCAGCATTGGTGATACCTGATTGGTAAATTGTACATCTAGTTTAAGCATTTGTATTCTTGGCCTTATTTAAGATATCAAGCAATTCATTTTGAGTATAATCGGGCATTGGTTCTCGGCCACCGTTAAGTGCCTTTTTATGATGATATTGATCAAATGTTAATGCTGCATCTAAAATGTACAAGTCAAAGGTATCTGCTTTCGCAAGCACCTGGCTGGGCAACATTCCATATCTTTTGCCTAAGCCGTCGATTTGCATTATAGATAACATCTTTTGACTTTTGATATCAATATCATCTTTAGTTACTTTCCCAGTTGTTCGGTAACCTTACCAATTGCCCTCATCATTACACCAGTAGGTAACATACTTTTTTCTGACAGTAATGGTCTTGCCTTATCATCAAGGATAAGTGTTTTTACAATATCAATCAATGCGCCAGTATCTTTATCTGTTACATTTGCTAATCTTGTAAATACATCCATTGGTTGCCGATCCCAAGTGTGGAACGTGACTGGCTCACCATATTGTTCAATGGTTTCTTTGTCATCTAGGACGATTTGAATTAGTATGGGGGCTGATGCGATTTCAGAGAGTTTCATTTGTTTATTTCCTTAATGAGTTGTTGTATTCTATTTATTCGTTGTTGTAGTGATTGTCAATCAGTTGATTTAACAATGCTATGCGAAAACTGCTCTTAGCCTGCATTTGTTTTATAGTACTAGACATAGCCGCAAGCATATTAGAATTCTTAGCCTCGTCTGATATAAGGCTTCTGAGTTTTTCTTCGTCTGTTTTTAAAAATTGATATTCCATAAATTATTATCTTTCATTAAATTATTAAAAAAGGGATACTTTTGATATCCCTTTTTGTCCTACACTGCTATTACTTACCGTTAAGGGGCAATGGCTACTGTGAATGATCCATCGACAGCGATAGTTAATGGGGTAACCCAAACTGGTGCCTCTGGACTTGTAGTTGGTGCTAGGCTTGTGATAAACCCGGTACCACTGTAGAAATATGCGCCGTTTGCAGTACCATTCCAATATATTTCAAAGTCAATAGTATTCTTATTGATTGACATACTGGCGATACCTAGTTCGGGCGCTGTATTACCAGCAACGTTGCTACCAAAGTAAGCAATGTCATCCACTATAATATTAGTACTTGCTTCGTTATCAGCAGGTGTACTTAGTTTACGTGTATCTACATCCGAGAATGTAGTGTACGAATAAACACCGGTACTGTTGGTGATAGTCAAATCTTGTACAAATGGTACGGTGATTGCTTGCGATGTGTTAGCAAGGTTTGCACCTGATAACCCAATGATGATGACTGGTTGCGTACCAGTTGTATTTGTCGTAATTCTTGCCATAATAACTTCTCCTTGTATTGTTGGCTATGTATTAAACTCTAATCTTAAAACTCTAAATGTCCAGTCGTGCCGTTCTGCCTGCGTTGGTCCATATGTCCTTACTTGAGTGAAATTTCTTTCAAAATAGCCATCAAACAATTGTTGACCGTCATCTTTCAGTGCTATTACCAAATTGGCAATGATTGCATTGACTGATTGGTTATATGGATCTTCCTGATATGAAATATAACTCACGCTAAATGTATCGTAAGCGTGGTATATACTTCCACCATATTGAACACCTAATTGATGAGGATTTCTATCGTCTTGGTGAACATCACTAACATATACTCCATACCTTACCTTTTCACTTTGACTTGGAAAGTCTTCAAAGACTGGTATATTCCAAGCAGTTGGTATGTCTCTCCTAACCACCGCAATGATTTGATCTTGCGTTGTGTAGGGTTGATTGAGTACAATGTACGATGATGCTATCACGTGGGACATTAAAAATATCTCCGGTCACCATTGAAATAATCAACGTCCGCTGTCCAGTTTTCTTCAAGTTTCGTCGTAGGTCCATCTGGTGAATCCATATATAAGTCATAGAAATTCATCAACTGTAACGCTTTAGTCCACTCCGTCTCGCATCGCTGTTTAGCAAACTCGTAGTTTTGCATATCAACGTCATTCATATTAGATACATCGGTGACTAGTGATTCATAAAATACCTGAATCGCACCAAATGTATCTAGGCGAATTAATGTTTGATCGTTTTTAATAAGTTGACTGGGGTTGAAACTTGATATCAACTGTCCGTTAGGCAAATTGGCATAATAATAAGCGCCGAGCACCGTATCGCAGTATTTCTGCCACCAACCAAACTCCAATTTATAAAGCCATTCTTGCGAACCAACTTTAAAGTAAGGAGCCCAATCGATTGCTAATGCAGCGGCTCTGCGTTCCGCTGCCGGATCGTAGAACTGTATATCTGCTACAGTTGCGTTTGAGATTCTTTGATAGGGTACCGACACTGTTATTCTCCTAGACTAGTCTAATTTAAGATGCTTGCAGAATGTTAATAGCGCCGCCTCTACGAAGGTCACCAACGCCAGCACCAAAGTACCCAACGCCAGTTAGCCAGATTTGTAGACCACCAGGAACTTCACCGGTCTTGATTTGTAGGCCTTCTTTCATAACAGTGAACAAAGCACTGTCGCCGAAATAAGCACCAACTAAGACTGGTAGACTTGCTTCACCAACTACAGTGCGTGAAGCAGACTGCAAGAAGGTAGTGAACATAATCATACAGCCATACACGCTTTCAATTTTACCGGTAGTCAACAGTTCATTACCAAGTGCTGATAGATTGCTGCCGCCCGATTGGCTAACAGCGCCACCGGTCAATTCAGCCAACAAGCGATTGAGTGAACTACCAATTTGGTTACCAGTGTATCCACCTTGAACTTGTGCGTCACCGTTTGAGTCTAGCACAATAACTGGGGTGCCAGGCATACGAGCAACTTTAAAGTTCTGCTTGACTAGGCGAACCAAGTCGAGAATAGTGTTGCAGGTGAAACCAGCAGTTGCTGTACCACCAACGTTAGTAGCGCCAAGAACTTCCATAGCACCCAATTGCAAGACACGATCAAAGCCGTCTGCTGAAGTTGCGTAGTAAGTATTACCAGGAGTTACTTTGAAACTTTCGAATGCTGCGGTAACGCGCTGGTCAACCTTTTCAGCGAAACTTTCACCAAGTTCAGCACCTAGCGTTGCGGCTAGCGTGAAACTTGTAGTCCAACCGTAGAAAATATCAAACGCTGTTTGTGCAACTGCAGGAGTTGCTGTAATTGTACCTTGACCCAATGAAGGATTCTGTACAACTGCGTTACCTGTACCATATGTACCACCAGTGCCGTTAGCATTGTAGTCTTGGTAAGTGATGGGAGCAAAGTTAGGCACTAAGAATGTTTGACCCTGAGTTGGGGTAACAACATTAGTGAAATTAACTAGACCAATTGATTCGTGCATTGCACGCAGTGCGAAATTAGAAATTGCGGTAGTAAAACCATCGCCCTCATTATTGGGGCCGCCTAAGACATAAGCCATAATATTTTCCTTTTATTTATAAATTTGTTGGCAATCAGAGTACTTTACGACTTGAAGTCGATACTGTCGCTGTAACGCCTAATCCTTTGAGGCCCACTCCCTTACCTAATCCGTTTTTATTAGCCCACGCATTGAATGCTGCTGGGTCACGGCTATAGTCAGGAACTGCTTCATCAGTTGCGCCAGTGAAACTACCTTGTCCAGGTCTTAAACCAGATCCAGAATTTAGATTACTCTGTTTTAGTAGTTTAGGATTACCCTGCGCTACTTCATTGACTAAACCCTGAATTGTAAGTGGATGTCCATCCTGCGCATATCTCTCTCGACCTTTATTATCAGTGATTTGATAACTACCGTCATCATTCCATTGAATGTTTGACTTTACTTTATTCAAAGCATAATCTAATAAATCTTGGTCAAACTTGTCACCCATTGCCTTTTGAATATTACTGTCTAATTCCTTCTCACGAAGTGCCTGGTCTTTGCGGGCCAAGTCTTGTTGAAGTTTACTAAACTGTTCTTGTAAGTCATTGGATGTAACTCTACCTGGAGATTTTTGCGCGGGTTGTACATCTTGCGGCTGTGCGTGGCCATCGGATTTTTGTTGAACACTAGTTCTTGCCATAAAGGCTAACGCTTCTTCTACACTACCAAATTGATTGCCTGAAGCATTGCCTAAAGCATTCAATATAGATTGTGTGGTGCTTTTGCGAATAGCACCTGGGTCGATCTTTTGCTCATTGCCACCTTCTGCTTGTGAGAGCGACTGGTTTGCGTTTGTCTGGCTATCGTTGCCAACGAAATTTTGATCCATTTGTTAAATATTTTCTTGCTGTAACGGAGCAACCGATTGTGTAATGTATTTATTCATTTGAATGAAATACTAGTATTATCTTCCAGTTGACATTGTATTAAGTATAATTGGAGCAACTTGTGCAGCATAGTAAGTCATACCTATATTAGTAACAGGCGTTCCAGCACCACCCAATAAACTGGTGTTGTCTGGTTCTCCAATTGCATTATCTTGTTCTGCTTGTTCTTTGCCATCTTCGCCCTCTTCGCCAAACTGTTCGTGTTGGGGGATCATCGATGGCTCTAAGTCGCGGCTTTCTACGTGTTCATTGGTGTCAGTCATTAAAATGCGTGTGGTAGCGTCTGGCACTGTTTTAATGTATGCCTGTTCGTATTCAGGTATTTCAGTAGCCGGGGCCAACATACCAATGATTTCTTTTGTTATCATTGCTTGTATCATTGGATTGTCACCAGCCAATTCTTTTGCCGCGCGCATTATCGCCATTCTATAATTGGTATCGTGCGCTTCATAGTCAGTGTTGTAATTGACTTCACCAGCCCAACGCATTTCCATAAAGCGTGCCGCGAAAGTAAATATCATTTCTTCAGTGACTTCCATTAGCCGGGCTTTTGATTTGGCTGTTCTATGTAGTTGTTTGCGTTCTTCTATGATAGCCACGCCGCTGG